TAACAAGTAGACTTACCATTTCTTTTGTATCACCTTTTAAAATGTGATCCTTTAATCTAGCGACTGAAATCATTTTACTCATTTTTTCTCTCTTTCTTTATCTTACTCTTAGAGTATATACGAAAAAAGGGGGTTTGTCAACCCCCTTTCTATAATCCTTGCTGACCCTACGTTACAGAGGATCAGTATTTTTGTAAAATTTAAGACTTAGCCAACTTAGCCGAATCACCTTTTTCTTTTGTCTAACTCACCTTGTATCCAATTCAGTCCAGTTTTGTTTTGGACTTTCTTCTTTGCAAGACTCATTACTTGTTTATATACAGGCCCCATAATATCTTCATCTGAATCATTGTTATCTACTACGATAAAGTTCTGTCTGAAGTATTGACTAAACTTACCCATGTTAGACTGTACAGTTTTCCATGACTTAGTTGCAATAGATCGTGGTACAGTTCTATCTCTTTTTGCATTTCTTTTAAGTGCAGTTTCAAGAGAAGTGTTTACAAATATCATATGTACATCATAACCAAGTATTTTTAATTGTGTTGCTTGTTTTGCAATCTTATCGTAGTCTTTTCCAGTACCATCAACAATAAGTCCAAGTCTACCCTCTACATAATTACCTAGTTTCTTTTTAGTCAAAGCCTTTGCTCTATCTCGCAACTTATCTCTAGGTTCTTCCTCACTCTTGGGCATCTTCATTGACAATCCAGCATCTTTGATATACTTCTCAAAGGTGTCATCTGAATTAACAATCTTTAGACCAAGACCGCCTGTGCCTCGTTTTACAACATAAGACTTACCACTTCCTGGGCCACCTGCTAAGAAAAAAGCTTTAAGTATGTTGGGGTCGTAAACCCCCTCCTGCAAATCTTGAAATGTTTTCATTTTTTATTCTCTCTATAGTGTCTAGTATGTATTTATCATTTTCCGTCATTGGTTCTACTGTCCTATCTCTGTTAATAAAGGTGTTCATTTTCCTTAATTTGAGTTTGGTGTTTTGTTTTGGCATTTAGGCCTCCTATGTAAATATGATTGTCATAATGTAGGTCTATAGAGTCTCCTTTCTATTAGTAGTTTAAAGTTGTTGTAGTTCCAATTCTAGTGTTTGGTTTTCCAACTCTAGAAGATAGATGTTCTTTAGGTAAAGAATCTTTTGATGCTGTTAATATAATTTCGTGTTTTTTATCTGGTTGATAAAATGAGTGTCTTAATTTAGTAATTAGATATCTACCAGAATAGTATTCATCATTTTCTTTGTCGTGCACTCTACCAGACACAGGAACAGTAAGATTTATAATTTGACCTGCAGCAATTGTTGTATTACCATTTATTTTCATTGTAATGTTAACACCATTGTTTAATTCCATCAATTTTGCTCGTCTAAAAGGAATACTTTCAGCAATTTTGGGTTGTGCATATTGATATGTAAAAGCTGTTCCATTGTGTGATGAATCGAAAGTTCCGTTTGTATTAGTGGGATGTAAAAATGTTCTAGAACCAACAGAGTTTTCTCCTATGTCATTAAACACAGGGTTTTCATCAATTCTAGGAAATCTTTCAAAGTCCTCAAAATAATCATATTCTAGTGTGTTAAATGTCTTATTATATATATTATATTGTGTAGTTGAAGAACCCATTAAACCAGCCATAGTGTTTAATAACATATCATTATTAGAATTTATTTGAAATTCTAATGCTCTGTTGAAATCTTTTTCTGGGTCTATGGTAACACCAACATCTTTTGAAGATTTTGATATATCACCAGTATTAAAATTACCTACTGCATCTTCAGAAAATATAGCACCTAAACTTTTAACTTGTATACCTTTTAAATTTTCATAAAAGAAAAAATGTGGAGCTGAATCTTTTTCAGTAGTTGCTTCATTTATAAGATTACTAATAAAGTCAAATGGGTGCAGATTAGGACATACGACTTTTCTAGTGCCAAGTGTTCTTTCAATGTAAATATCTCTATCAGTTCCAATATATCTTGTATCTCTCAAAACATTTTCGATTATATTGTGAATTGAATCTGTATAACTTTTCGATACTCGCACTTGTTTGTTTTTCATTAACTCTGGTGATGTAAATGAAAGACTCAACATTTGCGTGTCTTGACTTAGTGATTCTCTAACACTAACTTTATAAATTGTAAACATAATATCTATTTCTAGATTATCTAAAGTTGGAGTTGTAATCCTTAAAGTCATAAATTCTTGACCAATAACAGGGCCATTTTCAGCTATATTGTCTACATCTAATATTGTAATAGAACCAGATAATGATGTTGAAAACATATCTTCGTATATATCTATACTTTGTGTTGCTTTTGTTAAGTTCAACACATTACCAGAAGAACAGTGCACTAACAATTCTTTTAATTTATATTCACCAGCGTATTGTAAATTTGTAGCCATTAGATAATTGATTCTTTCATCAGAGTTTGATATTCTTCAACAAATCGTTGAACATATTGTGGGTCTAATAATTTTATGTTTCTTCTTTCATTTTGTAAATTTTCTTCATACTCTCTGTTCGTTATTATTGTCGCAGATGCATAAAAGTCTGTGTCACCACTATACAAAGCAGAGTTATTATAGACCTCTATAGTTGTGGTCGTATTTCCAGATGATTGTGCTACTTCATAATGATGAACCCCATCTGCATTTGTATACTTGTCATTTATGTATTGTAAAAATTGTGAGTAGCTCATAGGCCATTGGTGGTATCTATCAGTAATTTCATTAATCAATAGTACGACCCAATGCAGTTCTGGATCATCATATAGCTTGTCAGCAATAGACTCTGGAGTTTCACCCTCTTTTATAGTATATGTGTCATAAATCATTACATTTGTTTTTACTTTTGAACGAATTGCAACACGCCTCAAAAGATTTTTAACATCTTTGACTTGTCCATCACCTACGGAATCATATACGATTGTTGGAAAACTTTTAAAATACATAATTAAAACCCCTGATTTGCATTTTCTCTGGTGATTAAATCCATCTCTTTAAATGAAAGTGACATAGAAACTTCAACTGGTGGTGCACCTTTTCCATCTATAGCATCAAAAGTTTTATACCTATCTCCACCATAACTTACGTTCATACTTTCTAAAACACAAGTTGATATCTTATGTAGATATGTATTTTCTGCATTAGCATACATATACTTTATGTCAAATGTATTTGGCATTGTTAGTCTACTAGCACTACCCTCTACCATTTCTGGTAACATATTCATTTTAAATGCTTTTATTATTTTTTGTATTTCTTCTGCTTCTTCAAAGCTTTTTGGTATCATTTTAAAATCATATGAAAAATCTCTTTTTGGTATACCTTTAAATGCAAGTTCCATTCTTGGTGCTTTAACAAAACCTCTTTGCATCTCTACAACTTCCATTGCTCCTTCAAGGCCAGGTATCATATCTATAGCACCAAGTGCTTTTCTTATCATACCATCACCAATTTCTGGCCCAAGAGATTTAAGAGATTTGTTAACTGTATCTCCAAGAGATTTACCAGAAACAACATCTTGATATGCTTGTGCACCTATAGCAGCTGCAGCACCTATTTCTGTATCTGTGTATTCTGCACCATATGATACTGATACAGTCGGTGGCATATAAAGTGTGATCGCTGTATCCAATAATACTGTGGCTGGTCTTTGTACTTGAACAGTGCTGATTTTCTTAAAGTTTTCAGTCTGTTTTTCTAAAGCTTTTTGTTGTTTTAATTTCTTTGCAGCCTCATTATCTGCAGCTCCCAAATTCCCTGGCATACTAGTATTGAGATGAGTTGCAGCTGTTGCTTTTGATTTTTCATTATTTTTTGCAACTTTTAATGCATGTTCTTTTCGGCCCTTTTCCATATTTTTAAGGCCTTCCCCAGTAACTTCTCCAAAGACTAATTTTGAATTTGTTTGTAAATTTATTTGAAACATAATATAATGACCTTGATTACCAGTGCCTGGCGGCCCTTCTACATCTATAGGAAATGAAAAGTTCTTAGTATTATATTTTGTATTATCTAGTCCTGCAGTATCAGATAAATTAGAACCACCTCTTTGATTAGTTCCAAGTAATCCACCTCTGATATTTCCAGCAACTTTTCGTAGTGCTCTCCCAGCTATACCCTGTGCTGCACCTTTTAGAAAATCTATGGCCATGTATAAATACTCCTGTAACTTCTATTTATAAAGATTAACATGGCATATAGTGGCAAATACATTCCTAGCAACCCTAAAAAATATAGGGGTAATCCATCTCAAATAATTTATCGTTCACTTTGGGAACGTAAACTTATGGTATATTGTGATAATAATGACAAAGTTTTAGAATGGGGCAGTGAAGAAGTAATTATACCTTATGTATCGCCATGGGATAACAGAATACACCGATACTTTCCAGACTTTTACATGAAAGTTAAACAGGCAAGTGGTGGTATTAAAAAGTTTATTATTGAAGTTAAACCAAAATATCAATGTAAACCACCACCAACAAACCCTAAAAGAAAAACTAAACAATGGTTTAATTCTGTAAAAACATGGACTATAAATGAAGCCAAATGGAAATCAGCAAATGAATTTTGTTTAGATAATGGCATGGAATTTAAGATACTTACTGAAGATCACTTGAATCCAAAGTATAAATAGTAATATGGAATATTTTTTATCATTTTGTATATTAACAATATTTACTTTAGGTATGTCTTTAGGACTACTTATGAACAAACCACTAAAAGGTAGTTGTGGTGGATTAAACTGTAGGTGTAAGAATGGCGCAGAGTAAGTTTATACAATCAGTAGTAAAGGCTACAAAGGGTAGACCAAAATCTACAGATTGGTATAAAGATAAAATTGCTGAATTTGGTAAGCCTGGCGCTATGGATTTAATTCGTGATGGTAAAAGAAACAATAAACCATTCTATGGTAGACTAAATATGTTTTTCTATGATCCTAAATTTAAAAAGACACTACCTTACTATGATACTTTTCCTTTAGTGCTTCCTTTAGAAAAATATGATGATGGATTTCTAGGTATAAATTTACACTATCTACCTATGAAGTTAAGAATAAAATTATTAGATAGATTAGTGGATTATAGTAACAATACAAAGTTTGATGAAAGCACAAGACTTGCAGTAGATTATAGTAAATTAAAGAATGTAAATTTAATTAAACCAACACTTAAAAGATATCTTGCTGGTAGAGTTAAGACACAGTTTCGTAGAATAGATGCGGATGAGTTTATAGTTGCAGCTCTATTACCAGTTGCAAGGTGGAAAAAAGGAACTGCTGCAGAAGTTTACAAAGATAGTAGGAGTATGATTTAATGGCAACAGGATTTGGTGGATTGGTAGATGCAGTAGCATTTGGTGCTTTAAATGAAGTTCTAGGAGAATTTAATGGAAAAGATGGATTATCCAGACCACATAGATATGAAGTTACTCTATTCCCACCAACTGGAGTTGCAGGCTCTAAAGGAACTGGTAATAATATATTTACCAAAATTATGGGAGAAGCTTTAGGAGATGGAACAGTTCGTGCAACTGGACTTAAATGTGAATCTATATCTTTTCCTGGCAGAAATATGGACACAACAGAAGATAATAATATCTATGGCCCAATAAGAAGCATTGTTACTGGATATAGTTTTGGAGATATAGCTGCAACATTTCAATGTTCTACTGATATGAAAGAAAAAAAGTATTTTGAAACATGGCAAAGATTATCTTTTAATCCTCAAACATTTGCTATAGGATACTATAAAGATTACATAGGGTCTGTGGATATACACGCCCTTGACGAACAAGACAATAGACGATATGGAGTAAAACTTATTGAGGCTTTTCCTGTAAGTATAGATCAGCAATCATTAAGTTATGCAGATAATGCTGCTTATCAAACTGTAGGTGTTAACTTTAAATATCGTTATTGGCAAAACTTAACAGACGAAGCAAACTTACCAAAACCACTATTGACACGAATTGCAGAATCAGCAGTGAATACAGTAACAAGAAGAATTACTGCAAATATACCAAGCGTACTTAGAAGATTATAAAGGATGAAATATTATGGCTTTACCAAAACTAAACTCTCCAACTTATCAGTTGGAGCTTCCCTCTACTGGCAAGAAAATTAAATTTAGACCATTTCTAGTAAAAGAACAAAAAATTCTTATGATGGCCCAAGAGTCTAAAGAAGAAAGTGAAATACTAAATGCTATGACAGCTTTAGTTTCAGATTGTACTTTTGGAAAAATTGATGCAACTAATTCTCCTATGTTTGATGTAGAGTATATATTTTTAAGAATTAGAGGAAAATCTATAGGAGAAAAAGTACAATTAAATTTGACTTGTCCAGATGATGGTGAAACTCAAGTTCCTTATGAATTAAATTTAGAAGACGTTAATGTAACTATGGATGAGGAACATACGACAGCTGTTGAAATTGGTAGTGGTGTTATAATACATTTTAGGTATCCATATTTAAAAGATATGATAGGCATACCAGCTGATGTTACAAATGAAACTGAAAAATCTTTTTATATATTAAATAATTGTATAGACTCGATACATTATGGTGATGATATTTATAATAGAATTGATTTAACTGATAAGGATGTTAACGAATTTGTTGACCAATTAACAACAGAGCAGTTTGAAAAAGTTATGGTATTTTTTAATACCATGCCTAAAGTAAGACATACTTTAACAGTTGTTAATCCTAAAACACAAGCTATGAGTGAGGTTGTATTGGAGGGCCTCGAAAGTTTTTTAGAATAGGGCTATCTCACGATAGTCTATTTAATTACTATAAAACTAATTTTGCAATGATGCAACATCATAAATATAGTTTAACAGAACTTGATAATATGATGCCGTGGGAAAGAGATATATACACTAATTTATTGATGCAATTTATTAAAGAAGAAAATGAGAGAATAGCGAAAGAAAATAAATCTATGAAATAGGGAGAGAGAGTTGGCAGAGGAAAAGATTGTAAAAAATTATCACCCAGCTGATACTAATGGTGATGGTAAAGTTACTCCAGAAGAACAGGCACTGTATCTGGAGTTTAAACGTAAAGAGTTGGAAGATGCTGACGCAATGAGAGATGCACAACGTAAGATGGCATGGTTTGCTCTATTTGGCATGTTATTGTATCCTTTTGCAGTCGTACTGGCTGTTGGTGTAGGATTGACAGAGGCAAGTAAAATACTAGGTAGTATGGCTAGTGTATATTTTGTATCAGTTGCAGCTATTGTTGCAGCATTTTTTGGTGCACAGGCTATAGGTAAAAAATAATGGCAGACTTTCAAGATGTAGTTAATGCAATAAAAGAGAATAGAGAGATATCTGACCAAAAGAAACTTGATGCAGAAAAAAAATCTGATAAAGAAGTTCAAGATAGTATAGACGCACTTACTAGAAAAATTGCGAAAGCAGACGAAAAAGGTTTAGGACTTATAGGAAAAAAATTACAAGAAGAAAAAAGAGTAGCAGTAGCACAACAAGCAGACGAAAAAGCAAGAAGAATCACAGAGAATGCCTCTCTGACAGAAATTAAAGATCAAAAAGATGCATTAAATATTATGGCTTCACAAATTGAAGCTAATGGTGGTGTCGCATTAGAAAACGCAGAATATAATAAGTTAGACCTTGCAATTAAACAAAAAGAATTTGATTTAAGAAAAGCAAATGCAACCAGTAAAGGTGCTAAAGCAGAAATAGAAAAAGAACGTAGAGCTGCCATAATGGAGCAGGGAACTTATCTACAAAAAATATCAGCTGGTATCGCTGGTATCGGTGCATCCATGAAAGATTCTGCAAAAGCTGCATTAGCAGGAGCTGGTAAAGGTCTTATGGGTATTCTTAAAGGAACTCTATTTGCTGGTTTGTTTATAGCAGTTGCTAAATTTTTACAAAGTCCTCTATATGCAAAGATGGTTGATTATATTACTGGTACTCTTATTCCAACACTACAATCTTTTTATGATGCATTTTTTGGCCCTAATGGTGGTGTAATAAAGGGCTTCAAAAAATTGTTTAGTGATGATAGCGGAATAGGTGCTATAGTTCTAGGAATTGGTACTGTAGTAGCAGCAATTGCTGTATTTAAAGTTGCTAAGTTATTTGGAGTAATAGCCGGCGGTGTTGGTAAACTTGGTGGATTTTTAGG